CGGGTGCCGGAGGCCCGGTTACTGCTCTTCCTGCTCTTGCCCTGGCGGGACTTGTGCCGCCAGGATGACGGGCTGCATGATTCCAGCCCGGTCCCGACGTGGCCCCAGTAGGAAAGCTTGCCGCTGTCAAATGTGTCCGCGTGGTTGCCCTGCGCGTCCACATCGGCCTCGAACCGTGCGCCGTTGCGCGTCACCAGGCGGTGGTCCGTTTCCAGCCATTTGCCCGGAGGCATGGCAATGAGAGCGTCTTCCAGGGCGGAGCAATACGCGGCCCCCATTGCCGTCTTGGCGTCGGATTTTTCGCCGCAGTAGCGGACAACCTGCTGCCCGTAAAACCCCACCACCCGGACCAGGCCGGACAGGTCTTTAGCCAGTTCCCGCGCCAGGAATTTTTCATTGCTGGTGTCCACCACCAGCACGCCGCGCTGCTCGCGAGGCACGGCCCCAATGACCAGTTCCAGGATGCCCAGCATGACGGCGTAGTGCTCCGTCTTCCACCTGACCACCAGCCGCTGCCAATATATGCGGTCCCAGTATTCCGTGGCCGTCAGGCTGGACGGGTTGGACTTCTTGCCCTCCGTGCTGGCTACGTCCAGCCCGAAACACACTTTTCCGGCGCACAGGGATTCCGCCCAGTTCGGGGAGATGGCTTCACGGATCGCGATCATGCGCACACCTCCTCCCCGGCCAGGTCCAGGCCCGTGCAATGGCCCAGGCCCATGTTTTGCGCCCGGTTCAGCCAGCCCAGCGGGATGGCTGCCGTGCCGCCCTGAATAAACTTCAGGCCATAGTTGCGATCCACCGACGCGCGGTCCAGGCTGTGCGCCCTGAATTCTTCGTAGGGCACCACCTTGCCGGACAGCGGATCATAGAGCGGCAGCCCGGCCAGTTCGGCGTCCAGAGCGTCCACACGGTGGACCGGGTAGCCCTGTTCCGTCTTGTACCAGTTCCCGGCGGCGTTCGGTTCAAATGTCCGCAGGCCCGGGTTCAGCAGGTCGTAGGTGTAATGCGTATCGTCCGCGGGCGGCGTGCTGAACAGCCAGAACAGGAATTCCGGGTTGCGTGAGATGATCGGTTCCACCGCGTCCCATACGCCTTTGAAGTCCGGCCAGAAGCCGATTTCATCTCCGAACACGTCACCCGTCCAGCCCCGGGCCGTGTCGGGATTGGGGGCGAGGATCTTCGTGCGGCTGTACGCCGTCCGCGTGTGGTAAATCCTGACCTGGGCCGCCTGCTTGTCCATCAGTTCCGCCAAGTCGTCCACGTTCAAAAGTTCCTTGCTGGTCTTGTCGATGACGTTGCCGCCCAGCTGCTTGCCCAGCTTGTCCTGGCAAGCTTTCAGGGCGCCCAGGGCGTCGTGCCAGATGGTTGCCTCCTTCTCCACGATTTCCTTTCCGGTCGCAATGGATGCGCTCACAAAAAAGCAATTCCGCCAGGGCTTTTCAATCATGCGGTCGATGGCCTTGCTGGCAATCGTGTAGGACTTGCCGCCCTGCCGCCGCCACATGAAAAAGCAGATGCGGAAAGCCACGCAGAACGCGGCGTCCTGAAAGGCCAGCAGGTTGACTGCCCGGAAATTGTCAGGATGATGGGGCATCTACAAATTCGGGGGTGACTGTTTTCCGCTGGCCAAACAGCAGGGCGCGCAGCCTGGCCAGTTTGCTTTCGTTGGTTTCGTTGCTGCCGACAATCGCCTGGACTTCCGGACTGGTGGCCTTGTCCAGCAGCGCCTGGGCGGCCAGCATTTGCCATTTGTCAATGTCCAGTTTCAGCCGCTGGGCTTCCATTTGGGCCTTTTGTCCGGCCAGCACCATGCCGTAAAGGCGTTGCAAATCCGCGGCGGATTTTTTGCCCGGGCGCGTGATGACTTCGTAGCAGGTTTGCAGCACGGCGGCATGGGTGGCCTTCGTGACGTTGCCCCGCTTGATTTTGGCAAGCTGGGCGGCATTGTGGTCTTCCGCCGCCCATATCCGGGGCAGCAGGTGCAGCTTGTAGTACTCGCTGATGCTTTGCAGGGACAGTCGCACGCCTCCCTCCGCCAGAATGGCCTGTACATCCTTCAGGGTGGCGTTGGCGGCAAGGGCGTCGTCCACGGCTTGCCGCAATTCCTCCGGCAAGTTGTGGATGGTGCTGTCCGGCCTGGGCTTGCGCATGGGTGTAGGGGGGTTACTGGTTGCTAAGTTCAGCTTGTCCGGCATCCGTAATGCGCCAGCGCATTTCTCCCGTGATCTTGTTGGAGATGCCCGTGATCAGGCGCAGCGCGTCCAGTTCCTTCAGTTCGGTTTCAATTTCCGCGCGGGAAGGAGCCGGCACCACTTGCAGCTGCACCCGGCAGCGTATGTCATCTTCACGGCGCAGCAGTCCGGCGGGGACATGGGCCAGGTCCCTCAGGATGGCCAGTCTGATTTCGGCGGTTCGGTTCATTTCTTGTTCGGTGGGGTCAGGGTTTTCAGCATGCCGATGATTTCATGCAGGTCTCTGCCTTGTTCGTTGAGGCGGTCATATATGTCTCCCAGGTCTTCTTTCCGGTCATTTTTTATGTCTCGGATTTCTCGTTCCAGCCGGGCAATATCCTCTTTGGTGGCGTATTCGTTGGCCTTGCGGACATTGAGGGGATCATTGGACAAGGATATTTTGCGAGCCTTACCCATCACGTAGCCACCCCCGCCAATAGCGCCAGCCCCCACAAGGGTGCTTATTATCTGGACAACCGCTCCGGCATCTATCGTGCTCGCTTCCGCCAATAGCTGCATCATCATTTCAATAATTCGGCAAGGGTGGACGTGCCCTGGGTATAGGCACGATGCAGGGCGGTTGTGGCGATTTCTCCCAGCTGGATATGGCCGGGGTCGTAGATGGTGCGGAAGTCTCCGCCCCATACCAGGCCCGCCTGGCGGGTCGCTTCGGCAAGCGGCGCGTAAATGGATTTTGGGCCTTCGCTGGGGGACCAGATGTCCTGTCCGTCTTCAAACAGGCAAAAGTCCGCGGCCAGTCCAAAATTGTGCATGCTCTGGCCGCCCCTGGCCCGGGTGACGCGGGGGCGCTTGTTATATAGCGCGTCCTGTTCGTCGTAGGTCCGGACGCCGCAAATGATTTTCCAATCGGCCTGCTGCCGCATGGCTACGATCACCTGGCGCACCCGCATGGCGGCCAGTGGCTGCAAGGTCCATAGATAAGACTCGGAGCGGCTGTCCACCTGGCCGTATCTGGCTTGCAGCTGGCTGTGGCTGGTTTCCCACTGCGTAGCGGCTTCACGGGTCAACGGGCCAGTCATACCATCTAAGGCCCCACGGTAAAACCCGGCAAACTTCAGTGCTCGCTGCCAGGACAGCGTGTTCATTTTCAATTCGGCGTACTTCATGATGCTTTCCTTTCTTCACTGTTACTTATTAACTATTTTCCTTTCTGCACCACGGGCGGGGCGATCACCACTTCCGGCACGCTCTGATTCCACAGCAGCTTTCTTTCCCCCCGGTCAATCACCAGGGAGGAACCGCCGCGGACAATCACCGCCTGCCCTTCGGACAGGCTCACGCTGGTGGATGCGGTGGATGAACTGCTGCATGATCCTCCCAGCATCACCATCAGCGCGCCAATCGTCAGACATAGGCGGCGTCTGATGGTTTCGAGCTTGGCCGGATCGGAAGTCCCGGCCCCGGCTATGGACGAATTTGCCAGGTCGTTCTCGCCTGGCACCAGGGGCCGGGACTTCGATTCATTTCCGCCTCCATCGCCGGAGGCGGTATCGCTATCATCGCTGTCGGATGAAATTTGATGCTTCCCGTAAGTGATAAACCGCAGCAGGACATTCACGCCGCCCAGGGCGGTCACAAAGTCCACAGGGTTGTTTTCCAGCCACTCGCGGACGGACGGCAGGAGCAGGGACAGGAGGGCGGCAAGGTTGATCCAAAACGTCCGGGACAAGTACCAGGGCGTGGTCGTCTTTTTCGTTTGCTGGGGCGTAGTTGCCCCGGCGTCTCCCGACGCGAGGGCTTCATTCCCATGATTACCACGATTCAGTTCATCTCCGTTTTTTGTTCCGCCAAAATCTTGCTTGTTAGTCATGCGGGCACTCTAGCCCAGGCTCCGCATTCTTTATGTGGCATTTGTGGCAAATGTGGCGTTTGTGGCAAATGTGCTAAAAAAAGTTGAAGGTGGATTGCATCATCTTCCCGCGCTGGATGGCTTCTGCCCGCGCTGCCGCCGCCATATCCCGCACTTGCCCCTCCCACAATAGCTTTTTTACGCCTCCGGGCACGGCAGGCCAGGCGTACAAGTCCCCCCTCAATATCATGCGCCGCACTGTTTCCCGGCTTACCTTTAATATGCGGGCAGCTTCGGCAACGCTACATTCCGGCCCATTAGCCCAGCGGCGCAAATTTTCGTCCATGTGTCTATGTTACCACATGCTTAACGATTTTTCAGGATACAAAAAATTCTTTCCTACCCTCTGCTTATTCTGTATTTAAAAGAGCTATGGCATATATTTTCTATATAGAATTCTACAACGGACCAAGTCAGCTACTCAAGGAAATGAAAGCTGATATAAATCATTTGGAAGATTTTCAAATGGATAACTTACTCCAAAATGGGAGGTTTATAACAGAACGTCAAATCATGAGAGACGACATATCATCAGAGGAAGAAGCAAAACGGATTTTAGAACAACTACGCAAGGAGAATCCTGGAAAACGAGTCCGTTTCTTCCAACTTCCCTCTTAAATGAATACATAAAAAAGTCTCATGTTGGAATTCAACATGAGACTTTTTTCAAGGCACTACCGTTTCAATCAGAGCATCCGCAGGGATGCGAAAAGTTACAGAGGGAATTCGTCTTCAATTACTATTCCACTCCATCCCCTGGCCGTTTTCGGTTCGGGGGCTGGGGTGGCAGCTGCTCTCTGGCCAGCGTCCTGGACGGCCCTGGGCACTCGGACGGCTCCCACATGATCCGCCAGCCCTCCCGGAGGGAGCGTTCCCGGCAGGGCGTGCGGTTCGTAGGTTTCCACGCCCGTTTCATCCGCCATCTTCCGGGCGGCGGCACGGCCCCGGTTGATCACCGTGTAATTCAGATGGCGGATGTGTTCAGGCTTGGCATATTTCCGCAGCTGGTCATAGACATTCTTGCCCGTACAGGGCAGATGCAGCTGGTCCCGTACAACCCCCGCCAGATAGTCCGGCCCGGTTTCAAACCGTTGCATGCTATCTCGGAGGATGTGCAATGCCTTGTCCATTTCCGTGTAGGTGTTGTCTCTGATGGCTTCATATCCCAGGTAGGCGGCAAAACGATTGTAAATCAGCGTGTAATCCTTTTGGGCCGCCTTGGTTAAAGATTCCGTGTGTCCGGTGGCTTTCCAGGTCTCGTCGTGCCGCCATTCTTCCAAGGAAGGGAGCGGGCAGCCGTATGCTTGTAGCTTCTTGTAAGCCCGGGCGGCCAGCTGGGCCAGCACGGCCTTTTGCTTATTTGACAGTAATTTTTTCATTTCGGATGTAGTCTTTCCATCTTATTACCTGTTGAGAGTGCCGGAAGCCTTGTTCAACCGCCCTTTGCCGTTCGGATTCAGTATTGAATTCGCGGATTATCCTGATCAGGTTTTGTTTCCGGGCGGGGGTCATATCGCGCACAGTAGTGCGTCCGCCTTCCGGCGTCATCACCGTCACGTCGTACAGGCCGGAGGGCTTTTTGCGGCATTTGTATTTAGTCATCACTCCTGGTGCTTCTCTCTACGTAAAACGTTTCTTCCTGCTTGATCTGCATGCCCAGCTTGGCGAGTTTGTGAGGCTTGACATGCAGGCGTATCGCCTCCTTGTCCGGGGTTACTTTGGTGACCAGGTAGGCCCTGCGGCGGGTGCTCTTGAGCAGGGCTACAACCTTGTCCCAGGTCCAGCCCGGCGCGGGCTTGAGGGAGGGCTGCCCCAGGCGGTAGCCGTAGGTAGTCAGGGCGGTGGTGCTGGATTTACGGCCCCTGGCAAACAGCTCGTCCCTGCGGGGGGAGGCCCATTGCTCGGCCATCTTGGTGAGCCGGGCAATCTCCCTGGCCAGTTCGCTGATTTTGGGATCATGCTCGGTGAGCACTTGCTGCATGGCGGTCTCCTTGGCGGCCTGCAAGGTGTCCAGTTCAACACCCTTGCGGGCGATGTCGTCTAAGGTCCGGCAGAATTCGTCCTGGTCTTTGATAACCTGCTGGTCGGTTGCTTTAGTGGTTGTGCGTATCTTTCCCTTTGTTATGTTGTTTGTTGAGTTGTTTCGTCTGGCGGAGCTTGCGGACCAGCATGGCCACCACGTCCGTCCATTTCAGTCCGGGGGTATTGTGAAGCCAGGAGTAAAATTTCTCGGCGTCCACGGGCACCCACTGGACGCCCAGTTCTCCCAGTTGCACCCCGATTTCCCGGCAGCGCGGGTCATAGGTCACGTGGTAGTCATGATTCCCCGGGAACCGTCCTAGTTCCAAGTTAATCTGAAAGCAGATTGTTTCCTGTTCGATGTTATTCATGGATGTTGGTTTCCGGTTTGTGTTCTTCCTCCCTTCTGGTTCCCCAGGTGCAGCCGTCCTTCTCCGGGTCCACGTACCAGTGCCCATCCGTTCCCAGGAGGTCGCATTCATGCTGCTTCCCCGGTTGGCGGAGATGGGGCCGGGAGGGTCGGCATCGTTTACAATCCCGGCACATGGTCCAATGTTCCGCCGCCCGCAGGATGTTCCCGGCGTCTCGGATGGTGTAATATGTGAAACTTCCCTGGGAGCCGTGCCACTCCCTCATGCTGGTTTCATGGCGGCGTGCGTCAGATTCGTTGGCGTAAGTGAAATACCTTGCCCCCGCACCGGGTATGATCGCCACGGATATGTACCGGGCGGCCTCCCAATAAAATGTGTTCTGCATCATTGTTTGTCCTCCCGGTTGCGATTGATGGCATCGGCCATGATTTCACCGATGGCGTCAGCGTTTCGGTTAATCACCTCTTTGAGCGTCGCAAAGACGCGGAAAGCTGGCGTTTCATAGGCGGTTTCCCGCACGGCTGACCAGTAAATAGCCAGTCCAAGTTTGTCGTTGTCCGTGGCAACGTCCTCAATGTGGAGGACAAAGTGGCCGCCTTTGGGGGCTGGCTTGACATTGGGGGCTTGCTGCCCCCTGTCCTGTTGATGGTTGGTGTTGGTGCTATACATGATGGTGGTGTTGATTGTTAGTCTTGGTATCTGTCGTCTTCCAGGTCTTCAATGCCGCGTCCGGCAACCCATCTTTCCGCGTCCGGGTCATAAGCCAGGAATTCAGGTTCCCCCACCCTGGGCAGCCTGCCATAAGGCAGGCCGCCTTCGCC